ATGTAAGCGACAATTCTTACGTACATTTAAATGCAAACGGTTATCATCTAGGTAATTGGTGGGATAACAATCGAGCAGGTTTGCCAGGTTATTTACATCTAGCAAAGGGCTCTGTGTTTAAAGAATATTTATCTTTGTCTCCCTCTTTTGAAGAAGATTGTAAATATATCTATGAATCAAAAAAGTACGGCATATTATATAACGGTTTAATATCAAACGACAGGCAAGCCCCAGAAAGAGTAAAAGACAAGGATTCATATGGTTTTATATGTTGTGAAGAAAATTTATCTACAGAAAGATTACTTCCATACAAAAACGAAATCATTTCATCAACTTACCCTGCAAATCTAAAAAGAATAGAAACTCCATTTGCAAAATCTGGAAGAAATACCCCAGAATCTTTCGATTTAAAGAGTTTATTTAACAGCGCTAATAAAAATCTTTATATAGATTTACATAGTCCAAGACCATATTCATCTTTCTCTTCAGGTATAGAGTCAATACTATCGCACTATGTATAATATAAATCAATGGTGTGGCAGGTTTGGAAACAATATACAACAGCTATTAAACGCTTTATATTTTTTTAAAAAAAACAATATAAACTTTAACTCTCCTGAACATGAAATAATAAAACCAATCAATCATAAGTTGGGTTGTGATAAACCAGTTTACGGCAGGTTTTTTTTTCATACTAAGTCCATAACTGGCCAAGGCGGACCAGACTTCCCTTGTGATCTATTAGACATAAGAAAATCAAGAAGAAAACTTGGCAAAATTATTTACAACAACCTAAAATTTAATTGTTTAAACATAAATAAATTAGAATCTAATCAGCTTGTCATTCACATAAGAAGTGGAGACATATTTGAACAAGAAAACTTTAATTGTCGAGTTAAGTCTTTTTATGTTCAAAATCCGTTATCTTACTATAGAGATATTATAAAAAAATATAACGATATAATTATTTTAGCTGAAGACAAAAAACATCCACTTATTAAAGAACTATTAAAATTTCCCAATACAAAACTAGTTATTTGTTCTTTTATTGATTCGATATCAATATTACTTTCAACAGAAAACCTTGTTACTTGCGGCGTTTCCAGCTTTCCAATTGCCTGTTCTATAATTTCCCAAAACATTAAAAACCTATATTCTTCTAATATATATGTTGACGAAATAATTAATTACAAAGATCTCCTTGATCAAGATATAAACGTCCACACGACTGACATAAATCAAGAAAACTACATTAAACTAGGGGAATGGAAAAACACAAGAGAACAAATTGACCTTATGTTAAATTATGAACAATAAAATAATATATTTATTAAAAAATAGCGAGCAAGAGATAGAAATGCTCAAAAAAAGTTTGGAGTTATTAAGAATTAATTTTATTCCTAATAACAATTATCCTGTCTATGTGTTTTATAATGAAGATATAGATAATTCTGTTTTTTCATCGATAGAAGATTTTTCTGGTTTAAAAATAAACCCTTACAAAATATCTTTTGAAACAGAAGAATACTCAAAGAATATAAACGATTCTATAGATGAATATATAACTGTAGAAGGTGTCCCCAAAAAATTCAGTATAGGGTATAGACATATGTGCAGATTTTATTCTTATGGAATGTACAATTTAGATATCCTGAAAGGAACAGATTACTATTTAAGATTGGATTGTGATTCTTATATAACTAGCAAGGTTGATAATAATATTTTTGAGATAATGGAGTCTAACAGCTATGTTTATGGTTACAACAAAATAACAACAGACAATCCAGTTGTTTGCAAAAATCTTTGGGAGATAAGCAAAGAGTATTCACTAGAAAACAAAACTCTTAAAACTCCAATAGATGAAATAAAAAAATACAATTTGTATTATACAAACTTTGAAATAGCAAAGTTTGATTGGTTTGAAAACTCAGGTTATAAAAACTATTTTAAATTTATTGACGAATATAACGGCATTTATAAATATAGGTGGGGAGATCACATAATCAAATATTTAGGGGTAGAAATGTTTTTAGAGGATAATAAAAAATGTTGGTTTAACATACCTTATAGACACGGCAACATATTCAACCTATGAAGAATACGTCTATAATTTTAGTTCATACTGGTAATGAATTCCCCGATTATTTAAATGATTGTGTTTTCCAACTTAAAAAATATGTAACAGACATTCATTTAATTATCAGCGAAAAACTTGCGACCTTAGTTCATGACAAAGGTATAAATATAAGCTTTGCCGAAGATTACGAAACAGTTGCCTACAAAAACTTTAAAGTATTACATAACGACCAGAACTACAGAGATGATTTCTGGACTAGAACCTCATCAAGATTCTTTTTAATAGAGTGTTATGCAAGGAGAAACAATATAAAATCCTTTTTCCATATAGAGACCGACGTACTCTTGTATTCAAATTTAACTTCAGAAAAAAATATTTTAGACAAGTCTAATTATGAAATGTCACTGATAATGGACTCCGATGTAAGATGTGTTCCTTCCTTAATGTGGTTTAAGGATTGCGGATTGCTTTCCAGTTTATGTAGTCATCTACAGAGCAACAATAGAAACGACGATATGTTTAATTTAGCCTCGTTCTATAAGAAAAACACCTCTAGAATTTTGAACCTACCAATATCACCAAAAAACGATAATAATTCATCACTATTAAAATATAACAATATGTCAGAAGAATTTGGCTCGATATTTGATGGTGCGGCAATAGGACAGTTTTTAGGTGGAATATATTCAGACCCTAAAATAATAGGCTTTGTGAACAAAGAATGCTCAACAGACTACTCCAAATTCAAATTTAAATGGATAAACAAAGAGCCATTTATTCTTTTTAAAAACAAACTTGTAAAAATAAACAACTTACACATTCATTCTAAACAGCTAAAGAAATTCATATGAACAAAGAAAAAGTAATATTATTAGCTTACCCTAGAAGCGGTAGCGTTTATACACAATATATATTAAGCTATTTAACAAAAACTCTTCCACAAGAAGTTGACGGTAAAACATTTTTGAATGAAAGGTTTTCGGATTTTGCTGGGTCAGAGCCAAGGGTTATAAAGTTTCATTATCCCTCTTACGATAAATACAAAATACCAGAAGACGCAAAAAAAATGTGTTTGTTGTTTAGGCATCCTATAGAAAATATATTATCTTACATTTTCTCTGATCAACACAGAAACCAAAACCACCACAACGACGATTATAAAAAAGAATATGTGAATAAACTTTTTTTAAAAGACAACGAAGAATTACTTAATAATTACTACAATAAATACAAAACCAATATAAATTTTTTTAAATCATTCTCAGGAGAAAAAATCGTATTAAATTATGATGAATTAACCACTGACCCATCAAATCAGTTAAAAGAATATGCTTCTTTTTTTGGATATAAAGAAAGCGGGGTCGATTCATTCATGAAAGACATAGACTCTCACAAATCTTACGGAATTTTTTTAAAAACTAGGCCAGGAGATGCTTATACGATGAACACTTTCGGAAAAGATAACTTCAAGTTTCGCAACTTGCTAAATGAAGATAATTTAAACATTTTTGAGAAAAAAATATTAGTTGACAAACTATTGTTTTAATTTATTATACTGCATGGATAGATTTTCAACGCATTTAAATTTACTGACAAAAATATTTGATTTTTTAGATATAAAAACATCTTTGGAGTTCGGTATGGGGGAATTTTCAACATCGTTTCTTTTGGATAGAACTTCCGACAAGGTCACATCTATAGAAATGCAGCATCAACAATGGTTTAACAGAATAAATTCTAAGTTCTCTTCCAATGATAAATGGGAAGGTGTTTTAAGCCTTGGGGCAAATAATGTTCTTGGTTTGGATTATGAAGACTACTATGATTTTATTTTGGTTGATGGGCATGGGGAGAGCAGACCAGAGTGCGTAAATTTCTCTTCAAAACTTTCGGATGTAATTGTCGCTCATGATACAGAAGCTACTGACGTTTATGGCTGGGGTAGAGTCAACCTGCCAGATTATTATTGCGTGGTAGATAAAGATAACGAGCCTTGGACTACAGTTTGGACTAAAAACAAAGACCTATATAATTTCTTGAATGAAAAAAGCTAAGATAATAGGTTGTGGACTTTCTGGGATTACAGCAGCAATTTTATTAAAAGAGAAGGGTTACAACGTAAAGATTTTTGAGAAACGAAGCCATATAGGAGGCAATTGTTTTGATAGTAATATCTGTGGCACCCTGGTTCACAATTATGGCCCTCATATTTTTCATACAAACGACGAAAAAGTTTTCGAATTCCTTAGCAAATATACAGATTGGGTCGATTTTCAATACAAACCAAAAGGAAATTCAGAACTAGGCTTGATTTCCTTACCTTACAGCAAGAAGACCCAAAAAGAAATTGGCAGGAAATTATCTCAAGAGGAGATTACTAATTATATATTTAAAGATTATTCCGAAAAACAATGGGGAGTACCATTTAAAAAAATACCCAAAAGCATAACCAATAGAATTCCAAAAACTATTGACTGCGAAGATCCCACATGGTTTAAAGATGATAAATATCAATGCCTACCTAAAGGTGGCTATACAAAAATGATGCATAAAATGCTTGATGGTATAGATGTTGAACTTTCGTGCCATGATGACGATTGGAAAAATTACGAAGCAGATCTTACTATATATACTGGAAAAATAGACGAGTTTTATAATTATAAATTCGGTAGACTAGAGTATAGATCTTTAATTTTTAAACATACCGTTTCTGAAGAAAAAATGAATTATGTAGCCGAAAACCAAAACAACAAAAAAGTAAGCTATACAAGAAAATATGATCACAGTTATTTTGATCCAAATCACTCTGGAAATACAACCGTTGTCACAGAGGAGTATCCAGTAGATCACAATGAAAAAAACACACCCTTTTATCCAATACCATTTGGAGGGTCTAATAAAATATATTCTAAATACCTAGAAGCTTCTTTAAAAGAAGAAAGCACTATCTTTTTAGGAAGATTGGCCACTTACAAATATTTGGATATGTGGATGGCAATAAAACAAGCAATGTTAAAGTTAAAAAAAGAATGAAAAAAGTAATAATTACAGGAGTAACTGGTCAAGATGGAAGCTTAATGGCTGACTACCTATTAGCGAATACACAACACACAGTCATTGCTGGTGTGCGTCGCTTAAGTGTAAAGAACCACGACAATATAAAACATCTAGAAGACAACCCAAGATTTAAACTTATTGATTTAGATGTAACAGATCAACATAATGTTGACAGGGTTATTGCTGAAGAAAAACCAGATTACTTCATTAACTTCGCCGCTAATTCATTTGTAGGAACAAGCTGGAAGATGCCTGTCAACCACATGGAGGCAAACTGTATGGGAGTTTTATACCAGCTTTGCGCTATAGCCGCACACGCCCCCAAATGCCGATATTACAACGCAGGAAGCTCGGAAGAGTTTGGCGACATTGTTGCGACACCACAAGATGAGACGCACCCACTACGCCCCAGAAGCCCGTATGGGGCATCTAAAGCTGCCGCTAGACACCTAGTTAAAGTTTGGCGTGATTCTTATGATCTTTATGCAGTTCAGGGTTGGTTATTTAATCACGAAGGTGTTCGTCGCGGAGAAGAGTTTTTAACCAGAAAGGTTACAAAAGGTGTAGCAGACATCTTCAAAAAAAACAGAGATGGAGAAAAGTTTATACCGCTCCAACTAGGTAATTTAGAAGCCCAAAGAGATTGGTCTGATGCAGAGGATTTTGTAGATGGCATCTGGAAGATGCTAAATCAAGATGAACCAAAAGAGTATGTCCTAGCTTCTGGCGAAACACATACCATCAGATCGTTCGTCGAGGCTGCTTTTTCTTGTGCTGGATTTGGAGAAGAACAATGTAGGTGGGTTGGAGGAGGAATTAACGAGAAATATCTCCACGGCAACGATGTTTTAGTTGAGATTAACCCTGCGTTTTATAGACCAGCAGAAGTAGAACTTTTGTTAGGTGACCCTTCAAAAGCAGAAGAAGAGCTTGGTTGGGTAAGAAAAACCAACTTTATAGGTTTGGTAAAAAAGATGGTTGACAGCGATATAAATATCGGTTAATGTCAACCTATGCCAAGAGGTAAAAAACAATGCCCATCATGCAAAGAGTTTACGGGCGTAAGATCTGCCTCTTGCGTGTGTGGGTATTTGTTTGCTAAAGACACCTCCAAAAGCCCAAACAAAGAAAAAAAGATAAACAAAAGATCTGTCCTGTATAGATTAGTAGAAGTCCCAGAAAAGCAAAAAAGATTTTTCTTTGCTAGGGAGATGAAAATGCTAAACTCTTTATGTGAAAGATATTCGCTTGAGTTTATGGAGGTTATTGACTTTGGAAAGAAGTTTGACTCACTCGCTTATTTGACCAGTCCAAAACTCAGGGATAAGCTCGATGAAAAATTCAGGGCTTTTAATTATAAGTTTGACAAAAGCAAATATCCAGACTATAATATAGGAGAGAAGTGCGGAGAAGACATTAAAACAACAAAGAAAAAAACAATCAAAAATTTTTTAGATGAGTAATAACGAAGAAAACAATTCAATTAATCTACTAGATAGGTTTCTTAAGGCAAATAAAGATGACCATTATAATTTCGAAGAAGAAATTGACTATAAAGTATCAAGTGGTTCATTGCAATTTGACCTTCAGCTAGGAGGAGGCTTCGGCCCAGGCTTGCACCGTTTCTGTGGAATGAATGAGGGAGGCAAAACATCTGAAGCATTAGAGGTTATAAAAAACTTCTTAACAACAATACCTAGGTCTAAAGGTGTTTATATAAAAGCGGAAGGAAGACTCTCTAAAGAGATGCGAGATAGATCTGGTCTTGATTTTGTCTTTAGTGCTAAAGACTGGGTTGAAGGAACATGCTTTGTATTTGAGTCTAATATTTATGAAACTGCGGTAGATTTAATGAGGCAACTTGTGGCAGATAACGAGAACGATACCAAGTATTGTTTTGTTCTCGATTCTGTAGACGGACTAATACCGAAGAATGATATGGACAAAGGGTTTGAAGACTCTTCTAAGATTGCTGGTGGCGCAGTAATTGCAGGTACCTTCATGAAAAAAATGTCTATTGCCTTAGCGAAGCGAGGTCACATGGCTATCTTTATATCCCAAGTTAGG